AAGCGATTGACTCGCAGGGTCATTTCGTTGCCCAGATTGTTGTTTCGTGGATTGGTATCCTCGTGAACGCTCATGTTTATGAGTCTTGTTCTCACTTCAAGTTTGGAGACAAGGTCGTCGAGAAGACGAAGGTGGTTCATCGGGAGGTTAGCGGCAATCACGATCTTTTTGCGTGCAAGAAGTTTGATGGCTGTCCCGAAGGTTTGAACAAGGTCCGTTTTGCTGAACCCGAACTGAATCAAAAAGTTTGGTTCCTCGCTCGTAATGCGATGGTGAGCAACGGGATTGTTACATATCTCGGTGATGGTGCAGACGGTTTTGAGATGCGCACAACGTGCTCTACGGAGCCGGGAGATTGTGGTGGTGTGTACGTTAACACCAATGGGCGTGTGATTGGAGTTCATTTTGCGGCTGGACGGCCCAAGCATGATAACCGTGCGGTCCCTGTGACTGCCGGCATGCTTCAGTTGGTGCCAAAAAACTAATCCAGCACATCGGGTCTCGATGGTTCGAGATACCGGTGTGCAAACCTGAACCGCATGTGGTGCCGTTGCAGGTGGTGGGTTATGTTCCGTTCAGGCCCTTAGGCTCTTCTCATTATTTGCCAGCCCCTTGGCAACCCGACAGCCGGGATGTTGATTACGTTCCCAGTGCTATGACAATTAATGCTCTACGTAAAAGCTGTGCGAAAGCTTTGGATCCCCTTTTGCCTTATCCAGAGTCCAAGTTAGCGTGGATGTACCAGTATGGTATGCGCTACTTGGCAGGTATTTGGCAGGGTGATAACTTCGCTATGGCTCCTGAGGCGATCAGGCGTATGACGTTGAATAAGAGTGCTGGATATCCTTACTATTACGATTGTGAAGACAAGTACGAAGCCTTCACACGTTATGGTCCGGAAATTCAAAACAACGTGAAAAATATTCTAGCTGGTCAGCAAATGTGGCTCCCCTTTTCGCTGACGTTAAAGGATGAATTGCGGACTGCGGATCGTGTCGCAGCCGAGAAAACCAGAGGTTTCAATGCTTCGGGCATGGAACATCTTCAGTGTTCCAAACAGCTTTTTTCTCGCCAGAATGATAAGCTAGTGGAGACGATGGGTCGCCACCCGATTACGATTGGCGTTGCCGTACCAGGCCCTCAGTTTGTGAAGACGGTTCTCTCCTTGGGTAACAAGAAGAGGTGTTTTTTTGCAGATGGGGATGGTTGCGATCAACGATTTAATCTTGGGTGTGCGCGAATCATTCGTGATCTTCGCAAGGCTTTCCTGGCTGATGATTATCACGTAGCTGTGGACATCCTGTATGATGCTGTGTATGCGGGCGATACTATCACTTTGGGTGTGGTGTACCGTTTGCTTCATAACAAATCAGGGTGGGAAAACACTGGACATGACAATTCGTTGTATTTCTGGTTGACTCTCTCAGAGGCGGTCGCGACTTTAACAGGTCGCGATCCTGATGATGTTCTTAAGTTGATTGTGAATGGAGATGACTTTGCGCTGTCTATTGACGATGACAACGTGGGCATTCGGCAAGTGCGTGATTACCTGGCTCAGTACCAGGTTTTGATTGCGTATGATAATGCTGAGCCCTGTTGGGCGCAGGAAGTAGTCTTTCTGTCACATCATCTTCGTGAGCGTTTCGTTAAGGGGCATGGAGACCTCTTAGTTGCCGCTGGCAATTATGCGAAGCTCACGTCGAGCATTAACTGGGTTCGTATGAACAATTCATTTACGTTCGAGGAGTGTGTCCTTATGCACCTGCTTGGTTTACGTCTCGTGATGTGGCCCTGGGAGTATGAGTTCTGTATGTTGGAGGCGCGGATTGATTCGTACTTGTCTACGATCATCATGACGCCCCGCATTCGGGATATTCTAGGAGCTCGCATCTCGGATGCGCAGATTATGGATTTGCATTTTCGTTGGGAGTCCCGCGCTTTTTTCGACGTGGACTCGATTTGTGCCGGTTTATTTGAAGACTTCAACGGCATAAGTCTGTGTGTGACGAGTATCGCACAAAACAACAACAAGAATGCAGCCAGCGCTTTCGATCAAGCAGGAGCAAGCTCGGCGCGCGGCCCAGTCCCGAAAGGACAAGGCGCGTGCTAAGCAGGGAGGACTTGGGGGTCCGGCGCCCCCGCGCACTTTGAAAGTGGTGCGCAAACAGCCGGCCAACAGGTTCCCTGAAGCGGAGCTGGGTCCTTCTGGTCCAGGTAATCGAAACCTGACCTCGAAAGGCTCGTCCCGAAATGCCACGACCAACCGTACGAAAATGGTGATCGAGGAGGACGAGTATATTGCTGAAGTGACTGTGGCGAATCAGCCGGCCTTCAACAATGTCCAGTATCCGGTGAATCCTGGGCAAGTGGGTACGTTCCCGTGGCTTTCCACCATCG